GTTTTGAGCCAATCACACGCTGCTTTTAGATCTTGTGTTGTAGCTTCACCTGATTTAATTCGGGCAAGAAACTCTTTTGTAACTAGGTTATGCAGTTCGTTGAACTGATCTTCAGTTGCTTTCTTCTTTGACATTAGCCACCTTCTTTTTGGGTGTGGTCTTTTTAACTGGTTCTACAATAGATAGATCAGCTTCACTAGACTGGTGGTTGAAAGCTTTTTGTGCTTCCTCTTTGGTTGCAAACTCTTGAAGAACTTTGCCACGGATATTGTCAACTAGTTGGTAGGACATTAGCTATTTCTAAGTACGATTTGATCTAGTTTGTTTTCAATACGGATCATGTGGTCTTCCATCCTGGATACCAAGGCGGCAAGATCAGTTTTAGATACGTATTCTTGAGCTACTGTCAGCTCTAAAGTGTCAATACGACGGTCAAGACCGCTGATACGGTCATGTACATTTCCTATTCTGTTGTGTAGTCTGTTATTAAGTGCTGCCCCGCCTGCAATACAAGCAATGACAGCAGTTACTGTTGCTTCTAGCATTACCAGTTGAGATCCCTTTTGTCGATTAGTACAATCGGCACGATGTCTTGGCATAAAACCGATACTCGGCTGCCAGGACGAAACGTAAAGCCGCTTTTCATTATTTCTGTGCACTTCAATGCGCGAACAAGCTCGTAGTCAAGACGCATCTTTTGTTCATGTCGTCTTGCTATCTGCTTACACGTTTCAACCATTCCGCCATCAAGGGGCACTGAAAGACCGATCTGAACGCCAAAGTTACCAGTGCGTTGATAGGTATCAGTATGGACATCACCACCCAAATAAAAGGGTTGGAATGTCATGGTCGTGCCATTACAAGAGTTCCCATTGACAAAGTATTGTCTGCTAGGAGCACCGTTGTTTTGGAATTGAACAGCCTGGTTAGTGACGTTGCCAGTAGCAGCAGCTACAGGGTTTGCACTGTTGGAGACTGTTGGTTCATTAGCTAACGCAGGTGTTACTGAGAGAACACTGACAAGGAAGTAGTGGTAGAGGTTGACTCGATAGTTTCGGTGATGTCGATTGTTTCGATGATCCCCGCTGCTCTTTCTACAATTTCCAGCTGAAAGTCGTCGCCTGCTGTAGTAAGTGAGAATGTAGTGTTTGAATCGTCTATTGAACCACTGGGTGTAATGTTGGTTCCAGACCATGATTTATAAGCTCCTCCGTACACTTCTGTTTCAATTGTACGGTCGATATCAATGGTTGTAGTGGTAGTAGAGTTCATACTACCTTGAGTAAAGTTAGGTGTAACTGACTGTGCTGAAACAGGTGCAGAAATCAGTAACAAGACTAGAAGTCTTTTCATTTGTTCTTTTCTCTTGTAATTGAAAAGGTTGCCAAGGTGCCGCTAAGAATTGAAGCGACATAAGTAGGATCCATCTTCTCCATCCATCCCGCATAGCTTGCAGTCAGGAGACCAGCAGACCAAACAAGGACAACGAATTTTATGAACTCACTTTTTTTTTGGTTATCTTGCTCCATGCTTGTTTAAATACGGGCTTCATTAAAGTGACTAGGTATTTAAAGAGTGCAGTAGCAGATAAGGTGGCAGCAACTGATACGAACGCTGTTGTGGCAGCAGTGACAAGGATTTCACCGCTAGGTACAGGAACCTCGATGTCAGTACCTGGGACATCCAATGTTTGGACTTCAGGCGGCTGTATCTGTGGTGGTTGTACTACAGGTATTTGTTGTCTGGGTTGTGCTCTAGGCTGACCTTTTGGTTTAACTCCAGGAGGAGGTCTGAGGTCACTAGGAGGCACCACCAAGGGCCTATAAGACGGTAAGTCTGCCCTTGGAATGTCAAGTGTCGGTTTAGGTAAGTTAGGCGGTTCAGGGAGGACTACAGAGGGTAGTACCGGCGGTTCTCCCCAATCCATTACTTAGCCGGGAACAACCCGTTGCGAATGAATTCAACGGCTTTGTCGTCGATATCGTTATCGGTTGACTCAGCGAGTTTTTCAAGCATCTCAATGATCAGTGACTTAACACGATCAGATTGCAAAAATGAAAATAGTAGTGGGCGAATAAGAGTAATCATAACAGTAAAAAGTGAAATTTTAAGCAGACTCAGGTGTGTTACTTAGTCACGCTTTATATGCAGCGATTACCTCAGGAGTCCACAAAGCAGCTGCAATAGTCTGTACTTCAGCAGGTGCCTCGCTGACATCTGAGCCAGGAACGTAGACAGAGCGATGGTATGATCTACCGAGTTCTTTACCATCTTCTTCAACAACTGTTGCGGTACGAAGTTGGATAGTTTGATCAGGAAGGATCTCTTCTTTGTATTCTATTCTTTTAGTAATCATTAGGATAATTCTCCGAATTAAACAGGTTTAGGCATATTTTTAAGCCATTGCGGGCTTATGACTTAGCAAATTTTAAACTTGGAAGGTAGCATTAATCCGAAGAGTTGTTTTATTGCTAGCGGCGACGGCAGAGTAAATTCTAGTCGAACCTTGTAGTGACACAATTCCGCCAAAGCTAGGACTCATATCGGTAAGAGCGCCTGCTGCTCCAGTTTGACCATTACTAGGCGTG